GGCTTTAAAAAAGAGCTGGACTTGGAGGTGTGTCAACATGGCAAATTCATTTAGAGAAATGCTGTATTGGTACAGAAAAATTATTGATAGAAAATTACCATGTGTGAATGTAAACATATGGAGAAGAGAGATAGCATATAAAGCAAATGGAATATGTCTTAACTGTCTAAATGAATGTAAAGTTTGTCCATGTGATTATTGTGGAATACGGCATAAATGTGAAAATTGCTTAAACTCAGACTGTTTCATGAATACAAACAATGAATTCAATTCTCATAGATGGATTACTTTTGATGAAGAACCAAGTCAGATGGTATTGTTTGAGTATTGGATTATGTATAAAGACTATTTTCTAAGTAAATTCAATTATAATTATAAAGCACAATTGAAAATTCTTAATATGAATAAAAATCGGAGATTTCATATTAATGAGAGCAAAAAGAAAGCATTATCAGTACCAATTACTTCTCAATATCTAAAATTTAAATTTAATAATAAGATTTACATTATGTTTGGGACTTTTCTGACTTCAAAAATTCAACCATGGATACAGCTGAAAAGTTTAAAGGTAGGGTATATCCAATCATTAAATGTTGACAGATGTGCCAAATTGATAGCTACCAAAGGAATGTTTGCAACAAATTCCTTTAAATCATCATGTATTACTGAAATTAATGCACGTAGACCAATTTCTGAGTGTGATTATTTAATCGAAGCATGCCTATGTAACGAAAACAATGAATGGAAATTTTCAGCTGTAATGGGAAGAGACAAAATACCTGTAACTAAAAGTTTAGCTATGAAATATTTTTGTAAAAACATTAATACTGAATTATTTTATTATGGTCATTCAAAGTGTCATGTCGTTTCAGAATGCCCAAGATGGAATCAACAATTAAGAGTATTAAATGCGTCTACTTTGAATATAATATTTAGACGGCAATTTATGAATGAAGTTGTTGAATGGTTTGAAAACTTTACTCAATTAACGGGAATGCATTATGACTTCATTAAAACATGTGTGTATAATAAAGTAATAATAAGTCATTTTAGAAAAGAAATTGAGGATTATATAAATTCTGGTAAAAAAATATCTCTATCTTCTGTCATACCAGATGGACACGCTTTATATACCAACATTGACATATTAAGGATTTCTCTTATGTTAGCTATTGATGTTGCTTTAAATAGAATTGAATCGCAACAAATGGATGTGCTATGATCCTCCAAAATCTGTGTCTGATCGCAACAGACTAAACTCTATGTGGCT